TCAATTTTGGGCATTGAGGGCCTCCTTCACGGCCTTGCGGGCGGCTCCTGAAAGAGCGCGTTGCGCAGAGCGTAAAGCTATTTGCAGGCCGCCTTGGTACTTTTGGAAATACACTCCACCGGGTTTACCCGCTAACAGGCATTCCATAACCTCAATCGCCCGCACAAGTTCCCGCTCCAGTCTCTCATTCTCCGCCCGCAGCCGCAGCAGTTCGTCGATGGTGGCGATGACCACGTCAGGGGAGTTGGTCATGGTGGTCCTCCGTGGCGATGTAGGCTGCTTCGGCGTCATGTCTCGCCCATGACGTCCAATATTCTGCACTGTTGTCTACGTTGCCCGCCTTGGCCCATCTCCGAGTAAGATTTGCAACCTTTCTCGCCAGAGCAGCAATCATGCTTTGCATCAGTGCGTTCTCGGCCTGTAGGCGCTGAAGTTCGCATTCCAGCGGTTCAACGTGGACACTATAAACTACAACGGCTCTGCTTGTGTTGCACCGACCACATTGTGGCTCGTCATATGACACCCCGTTATCACAGGGATGTGGGCCCCCAATATGCCGAGCGATTTCGCCTACCTTGTTTTTTTGTTTATCAGTCATGGCTGGCCTCCGTGGCGTTATAGGCTGCTTCCGTGTGCTCCTTGCGGCCGCATACTGTGCGGCTGAAATAAGGGCATGCATGGGCTCGCAACGAAAGGTGTTCCGTGCGAGGAATTGCTCTTTCGGATCAGTCATAGGGTGTATCTCCCATCGTTACGCCGGGCAGTATGGTTTGCTTCTGACGCCGCCGGGCGCGTTCCTGGCGGATAATCTGGTACACGGTGGACTCATTCAACTTGTAGCGCGCCCGCAGCTCGGAAATATTGTTGCCGGTATACTCTTCATAGAGCCGCGCGTCCCGGCGGGCCTTGTCGAACGGAAAATAGACCGAGCCCCCGCCGAATTCGAGAGCGATGCGGGTAGTGACGCGCCTGCCCAGACGCTCGGTGCCCCGCCGGAGTTCCTCGTCGATGATGGCCTCGATCTGGTTGAGCAGTTCGGAACCGCGATTACTGATGGACCCCGCCATATATACCTCCGACCACGGCTCTGCCGTCCAGAACGGGCGGCGTGCCCTCGCCTTTCAGAATGGCGAGGCAAATGGCGCGTTTTTTGGGGTCATCACAACGATCAAAATGCTGTTTGAGTATCTCAATCACGGCCTGGCACTGTTTGACCGTGGCATCCTCCAATGTCCGACCGGTGAAGCGTCGAACATAGTTATTCAGGGCCTTTTCGGAGCGGTCCCTGACGATGCCGCAGTCGGCCATTGTGAGCCAGAGCGCGCGGATTTTTCTCGCTTGAGGATCGGCTACAAGCTCCTTGCCCTTGTGAAAGGGGCTTGGCTGAAAGCCCCGTGCCTTGAGTTCCTCAACCACGCGCCACTGCTCCTTGGCCGTGCTGCCCTCCAGCGACCTCTTGCCCAATGTGTCGAACAGAAGATTCCGGTAAGCCTCCTCATCCATGCCAAGCTGCGCCCTGGCCACGCGGATCATACCCATGAGAGACATACGGCCTCCTATGAAGCGGGCGACGAGTCTGCCAGCTCGGTTTCGTTGAGTTCATAAAAGAAGTCGTCCGCCTGCTCCAGTTTGCAACCCACTTCCGCCAGCTTCTCCGGGGCCAGGGCGCGCAGGGCTTCCTTGTCCACCTCCTCCTTGACGCGGACGCAGGGCAGGCCTTTTTCCTTAATGAGCCCCAGTACTCGCTCCCAGGTGAGTTTCTTGACGGTTTTGAGCGCCGACGAGGCGCGGAAGCCGATGGTGCCGAAATTGAGGTCCAGGGATTTCTTCCCCCGGAAAAGCTCTTCCCTGCGGGCAATGCCGAACTGGACAAGAGCCTGTTCACGCTCGGCGATACCCTGTCTGATCGGTTCGCAATTGGCGGCGCACTCGGCTTTCAGGCGGTCTACCTCTTCCTTGAAGCGGATCTCGTACAAGGCGATCTGACGTTTGCGTCCGGCGATTTCCGCCAGAACGGCGTCGGCCTCTTCCAGGGAATCTATAGCGAGGATCCGCAATACAGGTTTAACGCGCTTGGCCATAATATACTCCTATATATAATGTTACGCCCGAATCTGCCGGACCACATCGGCCGTGACCGTCCTCTCACCGAGTCCGGCGGCCAGGTTCATGGCGGCGCTGGCGAGATTGCTGATTGCGAGCGGATAGCCCTTGTAAATGCCCTTGCCGGACATATCCCTGGCCACGATGAGCCGGTCGCGCAGGGCCTCCAAGGCGTCCGGTTCAAAAATGGCGGCAAGGTCAGCCCCGGCCCGATTGAACCGGTGCGCCAGAAAGTCGGCCGGGTTTTTGACCGGTTCCAGTTTGACGGGCACGCAGCGCTGCACTACCTCGCGCACGTCGGCCTGATTGCTGCCGAGCTTGTCCATGAGTTCGGTCTGACCGATCAGGATGATGGAGAGCAGCCGCTTGAGGCCGTCCTTGAGCTCCCAGAAACGCTTGAGCGCCTTCAGGGTTTGGGTGTGCAGATCGTGGGCCTCCTCGATGATCAGCACATGGCGCATGCCCGCCCCGTTGGAGTCTTTCAGAAGCTGGTGGAGGCGGCGGTCGCGCACCTCTTGGCTGCGCGGAATGGACGCGCCGGGCGCGAGCGTGGCGATAATGGCCTCGGCGATATGCCGGGCCAGCATAGGCTTGCCGTTTTGCCCGCCGCTCATACTCAGGGTGTAGGGCTCAATGATCACCACCCCGTCGCCGTCTTCCTTGAGGCGCTCGATAAGATCTTCCCGCAGGGTGGATTTGCCGGAGCCGGATTCGCCCACCACGGCCAGAAAATTGCCGTGCCGCGCCGCGTCGTACATAAACTCGCGGACATAGCGGCTCTCGGGCGAGAGATAGACGTCCTCCGGGCACTGGGGATCGTCAAAGGGATCGTGCAGCAACTTGAACTGTTGCCGGGCGCGCATGGAAAGTACCTGTTTGCGCAATATCATATCGTCGTCTCCCTTGTTGCTGGTATGTGCCGCCGCACTGGCGGCCTGTTCGCTTTCGGCCAGGGCCGTTTCCACGGCCTCGGGGTTCACTCCGCGCGTGTGCAGCCACGCGGAGAGCTTTTTACGGGCGTCGGGCCAGCCGTTTTTCGGCAGAGCCTTGCCGTTGCAGAGCAGATTGACGGCCGCCGGTGATAGGCCCGCCGCCTTGGCCGCGTCGCGCTGGCTTGCCTTGGCCGAGGCCAGTAGCGCCTTCAGCGTCAGTTTGCGCATGCCGTGCCCCTTTGTTGTGCGTTAAAGCGCAGTACGGTGGCGGGCCGGGGAGCGAAACGGGCTGTGATGGCCTCGGCCAGCTCCGGCAATGCGGCCTCCGGCACCGATTCGCCGTATCTCGCCTTGATCATATCGTTGCAGGCCGTGGGGTTCGCCGCCCAGGCCTCGCCGCACATCTGGGCCAGGCGGGCGGCGGCCTGCGCGCGGTTGAGCGGCAGGGGCGCGGCGGTCTTGGCCTCCACGTCCATCCTGGTGCCCTGGCGGCGCAGATACTGCGGGGCCTCCCGCACGTCGGCCATCGGGTCGATATCCGCGAAGGGCCGCCGGTTGCGGGCCTTGTGGGCTTTTTCCGCCTCTTCCAGGCTGTCCGTGCCGTAGGCCATCTTCTTGATGTCCTTGAGATTTTTTTCGGCCAACGTCTCCGGCGGCCTGCGGTACTCCTGCCCGATAACCGGGGCCGTGATGTCCCGCCCGTCCTCGCCCTTGACGATAGGCGACACCTCAAAACGCAGCTCCTCGCCGTCCGGCATCTCCTTGATGACCATGATGTCCGGCGCGCGGAAGGGGTTGAGCCGTACCGTCACCGTATCGCCGGAGGATAGGCCGTGATAGCCAAGCTCCCGCAGGTCATACTCATGTACACCGTGGGAACGGGTGTTGACGCTGATCCGGAAACGGTTGTCGATCCGGCGCGCCTCGTCGCCCCAATGGGCGATGGCCTCCAGCACGGGCCGCTCCACAACGCGGAGTTGCTCGTCCGTGATGGATATCCAGAGCTGATTGCGGGGCTTTTTGGCCCGCGCCAGGACGGCGTGGGCGTTGAAATGCCGCCGCCAGCGGTCGGCCTGGGCCTGCAATTCCTCCACGGAGGGGGTATCCATGAAACGCAGACGGGATTCAAAGCCTGTTTCCACGATATTCTGGGCCGCTTCCACCGCGCCGGTGGCGCGCGCATTGCCCGCCTCGTGCCAGAGCGGCGCAATTTCAAGGTCGCGTAGAAACTGCGTCACCAGCGAGGATTTGTTGCCGCTGCCGGGGTCCATGTAGACTTGCAGGGGCACCCCATGCATGGGATCGCGCTCGCCCCGGTCGCTGATGGCCTCCACCAGAGTGGTGATAACGCCGCGCGCATCCTCGCCTCTGGCCTGCTCATAATGCAGATAGATGGCGGCACTGTAGTGATCCACCGCCAGATAACGGATAATCCGCTGCCCGGCGATCTCGATCAGCTTGCCGGGCTTGTGCTCGTTGTAGTCCCGCTCGTTGACAAGGCGCACGCCGCCCCCCTTGAGTTGGTAGAGCACGCAGACCGAGGCGTCGATTTCCCAAACATGGTTGGGGTGCAGGCTGCGCAACTCCACGGCGGGCCGGGCCGCGCCGAGCTGGTCCGGATGGCAGCCGTAGCGGCGCATGGCGCGGGATATGGTTTCAGAGCTTGGCATGGTCACTTCTCCGGTTTCCGTGTTGACGATGCCGTAGCCGTCGGCGGCCAGACGCTCACGGGCGGCCTTGATAGTGGTGATCCGCTTGCCGGACTGGCGGTTGCTCAGGTAGGAGAGCCCCCCGGCCAGTTGGGCAAGGTCACGGTCCACGCAGGTCTCGCCCTTGTCCGCCCGGACTTTTCTCCCGCTCTCCCAGCCCGCGTATTTTTTGAGCAGGCCGTAGACCGTCTTGGGGCTCTTGCCCAGGGTCTCGGCGGCGCGCGCCACAAGGGCCGTGCGCGCGCCGCCCGAAGCCGGGGCCGCCGCCATTTCGCGGGCCAGGTCATGCAAAAAACCTGTTTGCGCGGGTGTGAGAGACACGGCTCCGCCCCCCCCCTCTAAGCGAGATCAGCGGGGTCGTCGTCGCCCGGAATCTCAAAGCGTTGCCGCAGATCCACGTCAACGCCCGCGCCCAGCACAGCGTCGGCGATATTGTTCATCAACAGGCTGACCCGCTCATGGATATAAGCGCAGGCGTCCTCGCTGGAGCGTTCATCGCGGAAAACGGCGGCGCACTGCGAACAAAGGGCTATGGCCGCCACAAAAGCGTCCTGGCAGGCTTTGTCCACATCCGCGCGGGCTTTGGCGTTGATTTCGTCAAGCGCCCTGACCTTCTCGTCCGGCAACATACTGTCCAGGCGCTCCAGGCGCGTCTCCAATTCTTCAAGCTGGGCGCTTTTTTTCTTGGAGACCTCTTCCTTGGCCTTCAGCGTGGCGGAAAGCTCATGCGTCTTGGCTTTGACCTCGGCCAGCTCCGTGCGCAGGTCCGCCAGTCTGTCCTTCAGCTCTTCCGGTCCCTCGGCGCTTTGCACCTCGTCCAGGATAGCCTGGCGCTCTTCCGGCGGGAGCTGAGCAATGCCCTTGCGCAAGAGGCGCAGATCTCGGTAGCCGAGGCCCAGAGATTCGGCCGTGGACATGAAGTCTTCGCCAAGAAGCGCGAGGTTTTGCAGGTCTTCGTCCACCTTGCGGCGGGATGGGCCGATGTAGGAGCACAAGTCCTCAAACGTATTAAGTGTACAGCTTTGACCTTGCCGGTCCATAACGGTGACGCCCTTGTAATCCCCGCTCTGCTTGCGCTCGGACAACCATTTGAGGCGGGCAAGCCCGCTGAACTGATTCATCAGATCAAAGGCTTGAAACATCCCAAGCCCTTGGGCGAGTGAAAGACTCTGCGCCAGCTCGGCCTTGGGCATGCTCACGGTATTGGCGCGGATCTCCGCGATGGCGGGCGCGGCCGCCTGGGCCGCCTCGACCACCTCGGCGTTCACGCTGCCCATAGCGGCGGGCCTGCCTACAATGGGCTTGCGCCCGCGTCGGGGCTGGGCGGTCTCGATCTTCATATCACCGGCCCATGATTCGACGGCGGCCTGCTCGGCCTCGGGCGTAGCGTCAAAATTGAGAACCGCACATTGTTCTTCGGTTCTTGCCTGTGCCATGTCTGCCTCCTGTATTACGGCATCAGTTGCCGGGCCTGGGCCGTGACGCGCAGGTCGAAATTCCTGCCGCGTTCGGCCAGGTCGCTCATGTAGAGTTGATACATTTTCATCAGGGCCACGGGTTTTTCGCTCACAGCCCAGCGGCCGTTGTCCAGTTGTCTGGCCCAGCCCACCTCGCACAAGAGCCGCATGTCCCGGCTGATATTAGAGGGAGAGTAGCCCGTGGCCGTGGCCAGCTCTTTATTGCTCATGCCGTCCAGCACGGCGCGGAAAAGGGTTTCCGTAATCTTGATGATCCGCAGTGGGGCCTGATCAGTCAGCCTGGGCATACTCACCTCCACCACTTCGGCTGCGGGACCACCTCAAAGGACTCGCCGCCCTTCGCCGCATCTTCTCCAGCCAGTTTGACCTGATTGAGCGGGATGCCCAGTTTGCGGGCGTGGTCGATTTCAGAGGCTACGCCCACGCTCTCGCGGATGCCGTCAAGCAAAAGCACTACCAGGGCATCGGACATTTCCAACATGCGCAGGCAGGGTTCTCGCCAGGCGGCGAAGTCGGTCTCCAGGTTGGGGTAGGCTGTCCAGATGGCATGTCCCATAGAGAGCGGCGAGGCCACGCTCCAACCTTTGCGCATGAGCCACGCCGCGCACTCGCTGGCAAGATTCGCGCGCGCCGCGCGTTTGGCCGGGTCCGGATGGCTGTAGGAGGTGGCGAGGTACAGCATGACCGGCCGGTCATCGCCCAGCGCCTGAGTATTGTCGGCCAGGCCTGCGGGTTCCACGAAATGGGCCTTGCCTTCGGCAATCCACGCTTCCTGAATCAGCTTTTCATGGGCCATGTCGCAGGCCGGGCAACGCCAGCGTAGCGTCAACTTGAACTCGCCGCCGCCATAATCGTTGCTGCGTCGCGTGATTTTGCAGACCGCGCCGTCAGGCGGGAGGGCCGCGCTGTCAGAGAGAAATCGGCGGTCAAATTCCGTCACCCGCACGAGCTTGCCCACATAGTCCTTTTTGTACCTGGGCGGCTCCACCACCCGCCAGTCAATGAGGCAATCAGGATTGCAGAAACGCATGGCCTACTCCTTGGGCGGGGTGAAACTCTTGTCGATGACGGCTTCGGTGACGGCGATACGCCATTCTATCTCCACTATGACGCGGACGACTTCCCCGGTGTCGGCATTTTTCACAAGGACGGGGATCGGCTCCGCTTCGTCGCAGATGAAATCCTCCGCCCCGGACTCTTTGGGGCAGCATTCGACAAATCTCCAGGCCGCGCTGGAGGGATTCGTGTTCATGAGCTCTATTCCAAAGGCCAGCCAAGATACCTTGTCTTCGTACAGGCTTTCCGCGATGCAGATGTACCGTTGCATGGACATGATCACGCCTCCCTCTTGCGCAGGGCTATTTCACGTCCCTCGCGCAGGGTCTTTCGTTTAGCTCTGGCCGCCTGGGCCAGACATTTCGCGATAGCCGTATGCAGATAGGGACTCCATGCCCGACACGGCGTCTGGTATGGTTCCAGGCCGTACCCGCAAACCTCGTCGGCATCATCCAGGCATACGCATTCCTTGTCCGGAGGCTGAAAATAGCCGAGGACAAGAAAACCGCCGATGTCACGCAAGAGCCCACGACCTTCGGGCCCCGCCCCGGCCTTATAGACATGGCCGCCGAGCGGCTTGCCAAAAACGGCTTCCAGTTCTTCGGGGTCTTCGGTATCCAGCAGATCGTCCACCGGGTCGTCAAAAATAGAACATTCTGGTCCCGAGAGCAGGTCCAGCACGATGACGTGCTCAATATCGACGTCGAGCTGTTCGCAGGCATCGGCCACGCGGCGCATGTCTTTCCGGGTCCAATGGCAAAGATGTTCGCTCATGGTTACGCCGCCTCTTCGTTATCCGGGATCAGCAACCCTTCCACCTGCCCGGCCAGGGCGCGGATCTGCATGCGGATCAGGCTGATCTCCGTCCATTCTTCCACGCCCACGCGCCCGGCCAGAGCGGCCAGACTTGCGGCACAGCTTTCCAGGTCGCGAGCCAGCGGTGAGTTGTATTGCTTTACGCCCAGCTGTCTGTTATCAAGATTCTGTTTTGACATAAGGTTATCTCCCTTGTGTTGCGGCGGGGCCGGTGCAGACGGTTCCGCCGTTTTTTATCGTTGCTGTCGCCATCCGTAATGCCGCTGACGCGGCAAACGGCTGCCGTGTTGTTACGGGTGGCCATTACACCGCCTCCCGCTGTTCGATCTCGCCCTCCTTGAGGCCCAGGATTACGGCGGCTTTGTGCGCCTCGCCATAGCTGCCCCTGTTGCGCCCGGCCAGTACGTCATAGACTGTACGCGCCGACAGACCGTACTTCCTCGCCAGGACCGCGATAGGCATGCCCTTGCGCTTCAGCTCCTGGCGGATGTCCTCCGGGGTGCGCAGTTTCTTCTTTCCGCTCATATCTCCTTCTCCTTTTCTATTTTTTTGAACCCCGGCTTCTGCCGTGCCGGGGAACGTCCCGCCCGAGGTGTAAAGAGCGGAATTCGCCGTTGCGCTACGCCCGACGTGGATAGGCGGCGTCGGGGTCTACACGGGCGCGGTAGCCGTTGCCGCGCAGCGGCTTACGGATAGCGACAGCCTGCTGCGGTAGCCAGCGGGAATGGCCCGCACCAAAAACTATTCCGCACCCGAGGCCGCCGGGCGGCCCAGAAAATGCCTCTCAGCTTTCCCGGCGCTGTCTATGAGAATCTGGGTGCACTCCAGCACGCATTTCGAGCAGATTGCGCAGCCGGGGCCCAAGGGGTCAGAAACGATAAGATGATCGCAGGCTTCCTCGCCCTTGCCGCAGAAATCGCAGTACAGTTGTCCGGTGGGGCTCTTCATGGTCACTTCTCCGTTTTCCATTTGGCGGTCGGTTTGTTGGGGAGGCTGATACCGGCCTGTTTCAACCTGTCGGCAAATTCACCGCACAATCCTGCCAAAGCGGCGATTGCTACGGGCTTCGACATCGACAGGAGGGCATCAAGAATTTCGTCCGTAGCGGCCCCGATGGGTGCCCTGATGGCGGCAGCGGTAATGGCGCGCATGCCGCTCGTAATCTTCTCCAGAAATAAATCGTCCATACCCCTTCCCTTGTGTCGCCGCCCGCCTTCCTGTAGGTAAGAAGAAAATTTCGGCGGATATTGGCGGATGTCGTTGGGTGTAATTTGCACCCAATGGATGCAAAAGTCAATAGGGTGGGTGTAAAAAATGGCTGGTGTGGGTGATCGCATACGACAGCTTAGAGGAAAGGCTTCGAGAGAGTCCTTTTCAAATAAATATCATATTCATAGAAACACACTAGAACGATGGGAAAAGGGACTGCGCACACCTTCTGAGGCATTTTTGATGGCCTTAGCAGAGGGTGAAAAGGTAAATATTGAGTGGGTGAAATTTGGACAAGGGCAAATGGAGTTGCACCCAGATTTACGCGAGAAAAATATCTCTCCGTTACTTCAACGCTCGAGCTGCGATCTGGATAGAGGGCTGGCGACAGTCGCCAGTTGTGAACAGAATGAGAGAATACAACAGGCTAATTTTATTAAGAATAATAAAATTAGTACTGGCGACGTCGCCAGTTGTGAAGTGGATCTAATCCAAGTATTGCGCGAGAACGCCGACCTGCTTCGCCAAAACGGCGACCTCCGCGTGGAGGTGGAGCGCCTGCGCATGGACGTTGAGCGTCGCGACGCCCGCATAGCCGAGCTGGAGCGCCAGCTTGCGGAGGCTCTTAAAGCCCCGCAAAGCAGGCAAAACCTGCTGGACACGGGAAGAGCGGCGGCCGGGTAGCGCGGTGCTTCGGCTGCTGGTGAACATCCGCCGAGCTCTTGAGGATACAAAATGACCCGCATTGTCTTCTCTCTGCTTTTCTTCCTCCTGCTGTCCGCCCCGGCCTGGGCACTTTCCGGCCGAGTGGTGGGCGTTGCGGACGGCGACACCATCACAGTGCTGACAGCTAACAAGCAGCAGATCAAAGTCCGCCTGTACGGCATAGACTGCCCGGAGAAGAAACAGGCTTACGGCGACCGGGCCAGGGATTTCACGGGGGCGGCCGTCTTCGGGCGGGATGTGCAGGTGGAGCCCTTGGGGCGTGATCGCTATGGGCGGACGCTGGGCATTGTGTCCGGGCCGAGCGGCCGGGTTTTGAATCGTGAGCTGCTCGTGAACGGCTTGGCCTGGGTCTATGTGCAATACTGCAAGCGCCCGGAGTGCGCGAAATGGAGCGACGACGAGGCCGCCGCGCGGAGCGCCCGGCGTGGGCTGTGGAAACAAGAAAACCCCCTGCCGCCTTGGCAGTGGCGTAAGAACAGACGCGGCGTGGCGACTACTGGTGAATATTCAACGCGTTCTATGAAAGGAGGGAGTGATGAAAATTGGGGTGGCCGTATTGGTTTTACTGGTATGGACTCTTCCCGCCTATGCGGCGGGCCCAACGCTGTTTAAGGAATTTTCTTACGGGCAACCCCGTGTGGAAATTCAAAAATTGCCGGGTATCACACCCTGCGATGATGTGGAAAAGGGAGCGCTTTGTCGGCAAAAGCAGTCTTTTGCCGGGTATGACGGTTGGGATCAGGCCTTTCTGTTCAACGATGGCAAGCTGACCTTGGTTGCCTTGGCCGGACCTACGGATAATGCCCTTTACACCAAAGTTCTCGGCGCGATGACAAATAATGGCTTTATCCTTGCTGCCTTGCAGTCAGGCGACAAGCTGTTTGATTTCATAAAGGTTCTGCATGAGAAAGGAGAGAAGGCTGCAGTGGCAGGCTTAACGGCTTTTGAAGCCTCCGCCCTCAATGGCGACACAGGTCTTACTTACACTTTCGCTGCTAAGGACGCGATGAAGGGGGCAGCCAAATTGGGTAGTTATGCCCAGTTTGTTCTGAACGCCCCGGATTCTTTGCGTGCAACAGAATTCGAAGTTTCTGAAGATGGGATGTCTGTACGGTTTATCGCTCCCAAGGCTGCCCTTAAAGATATGAAACGGCAGATGGAGGGGCAGAAGGAAAGTTTTTAACCTTCGCCTAAAGGCGCTTTCCCGCCTCTGCATGGTAGCCTATCCGCAGCAGCGGGCGTTATATGCCGCCCCAAATTCGGTAATGCCAATAGGTCCCTTTTTTGTTTCCTGCAACCCGCCTCCCGGCGGGTTTTTTCTTTTCTTCATCTTTCCTGAGAATCCACAATAGGCCCGACCCCGTGGACCACCATATGGTGGTCCTGCGCGCGGCGTTCTCCCCCTCATTCCCTTGGCAGAGCGCCCGCGCCCCGGAGGGGCCGCTTCTTCTCCCTCCGGGAACCTCGCTTTAGCCGTAGGCGAACTTGTGAGCCGTACGGATAAAGGCAGCATCGCTAGCCCGGAGCCACCATGCCTCTTGCATCTCTTCCCACCACGCCCCTGATCGTCCAACTCAAACGCCAGGAAGGTTTTCGGGCAGTGCCCTATCTCTGCACGGCCAGGGCCTGCACCATCGGCTACGGCACCAACCTTCAGGCCCATCCGCAATACATCCCGTATCCCGATCTGGAATGTGCCGCCCGTTCCGGCCGTCTGAAGGGTCTGCTCTTGCGTAACGCCCTGCGGGCGCGCGGCATGCGCTGGACCGAGGAAGAGGCCGCGACCGCCCTGCATGAAGAGGTGAACGCCTGCAAGCGGCAACTGGCGGCACGCTGCCCTGAATTCGTACGCCTGGTCGAGATCGAGGAGATCCCCCGCGCCGAGGCGCTGCTGAACATGGCCTTCAATCTGGGCGTGGACGGCTTGCTGAAATTTAAAAATACCCTGGCGCTGCTGCGGTCCGCCATAGAAAGTCACGCCTCTTATGCCCGCGTGGCCGACGGCATGCTCAATTCCTTGTGGGCCAAACAAGTGGGCCGCCGCGCCGATGAGCTGGCCCGCCAGATGCGCACGGGAGAATACGCATGAGCGCCCGCGCCGCCCTGGCCCAGACGTTTCAGGGCGTCAACGGACAATGGTCCACCATGCGGATCGCCACCATGCTGGTCTGCGTGGTGGTGCTGGGCATGTGGGTGGCATTTTGTTTCATGGAGGGCCGCCTGATCCCCATAAGCTGGGAAATGGTGACGCTTATCGGCGGCAGCCAAGGAGCCAAGGCCGCGCAACTGCGCTTTGAGGCGGGCCGGGGCGGATTGTACGGGGCGGGCCGCGATCCTTCCGAGGGGGAGGGCTTATGATGAAATCTTTCATTCCGGTCCTGATCGGCGTGCTGGTCATCGGCGGCGGCTATGCCGTGCAGCACATACGCCTCCAGCGCGCCGAGGCCCGCGTGATCCTGCTCGAAAAGGATCTGGCCGCCGCCCGCAAGGAGGCCGCCGCCTGGAAACTGACGGCGGACCAGGCCCGCGCCGGGCAGACCGCCCTGGCCGGACAGGCCCAGGCCTGCCTTGACCGTGAGGCGGCCGCCCAGGCCGACGCGGACCAGTGGCGGGCCGTCATGGATGCAATGCAGATCCGCGAGATGAGCGACGCGGAAAAAACAGGAGTGCCGGATGATGCGACGCGCCGCGCTTTGCTTACTGATCTTGATAAGCCTTTGTAGCGGCTGCTCCGGGCGAACTGAGTCCGCGCCGGAACCCGCCCCGGTCATAGGTTACCCGGCCCGTTGCGCACGCCCGGCGAAACCGGACCTGCCCAAGCTGGCAGGTCTGCCGCTTTTGGAAAGCCGGGAGGGCTACGCCCTCTTGAAGCTGCGTGACACGCGCCTGCGGGCCTATCTGGCCGGGCTGGAAGACGCGCTGGATTGCTATGAGGCGCAAGCCGTTGCGACGAAGGAAGCTGCGGATTGCGACAGCAGCGATGCGCAGCTTCCCTCGAAGCAGGAGGCCCGCTGATGGACGCCCCTATGGAATATGTCAGGGCTTTCGGCTGGTTCGGCGCAATCGGCGTCAACCTGCTTTTCGGCTGGATAGCCTGGAGCCTGCGGAAAAAATTCGTCACGCGCGAAGACTGCGTCCTGCATCGCAAGGAGGACGCCCTGGCCCGCGAGCGCTTTTCCGAGTTGATGGCGGCGCATGAAAATTCCATGCGCGAGCTGACGCTCAAGCTCAAAGCCGTGCCTGACCAGGACCGTCTGCACAGTATTGATCTTAAACTCGTGCGCATTGAGGGCGAACAGAGCCGCCTTGCCGAGGAGCTGCGCGGCATGCGCGACATTCTGGAACGGGTGGAGAATCAGACGACGCTGCTGATGCGTGACCGTATGGAGAGGAAATAATGAACAACGTACAGGACATATTCACCAAAAACCGCCGTCTGGCCATCCTGCGCTTCCTGGCTGAAGACCAGGATTACAGCCTGAACACCTCGGTCTTGCAGTCCGCCCTGGCGGCCATCGGCCACGGCGTGTCCCGCGATGTGGTGGAAGCCGACGCGGCCTGGCTGGCCGAGCAGGGTCTGGCCACAATGGAGCGGCTGGACAATCTCCCCGTGACGGTGCTGCGGATCAGCGCGCGCGGCGTGGACGTGGCGCGCGGCGTGGCCTCTCATCCGGGCGTTGACCGTCCTCTGCCGAGGTAGGGGGCGGATATGGGCCGTACCGGAAAAGTGCGCCGCCTGCCGCCGGAATTGCGCGAGCAGCTCCATGCCATGCTGGACGCCGGGCATACCCTGGACGAGATCACTGCCCACCTCAAAAGCCTGGGGGCGGATGTTTCCCGATCCGGCCTTGGCCGTTACAAGCAACAGGTGGACAAGGTGGCGCAGCGCCTGCGCGAAAGCCGTAATATGGCAGACGCGATCATGGATCGCATGGGCGCGGACGCGGCCACAGGCAAGGGAGGGGCCGCGCTGATTCAGATGCTCACCACCCTGACCACGGACTATATGGTGCGCCGTCTGGACGAGCCTGACGCTGAGATGGAAGTGAAGGAGCTGCGCGCTTTGTCCCGCGCCATTAAGGAACGCGCGCAGGCCGCCCGCGCCACGCAGGATTATGATGTCAAACTGCGTGAGGCTGCCCGGCGTGAGGCGGAAGAGGATTTGAAAAAGGCCGTGGACGCCGCCGCCAGGGAGGGCGGACCAAAAGCCACCCCGGAAGAGATTTTCCGTCGCGTCCAGGCCATTTACCGGGGCGAGGCGTAGCCGTGCCCGCAATCCTGTTGCCCTATCAGCGGCGCTATGTGGACGATCACAGCCGCTTCAAGCTCGGGATGTTCGCCCGCCAGACCGGCAAGACCTTCACGTCCACCTTGGAAATCGGGGAGGATCTGGTAGCCGCCGAATTGCGCAAGATCCGCACCCGTTGGGTCATTCTCTCGCGTGGCGAGCGCCAGGCTAAAGAGGCTATGGACGAGGGGCTCCATCTCCACTTGCGGGCTATGAACACGGCCTTTGACATAGAAGAGTCGGAGTTTCGCCTTTCGAACGCGACAACCTGCAAGGCTCTGGAGGTCATCACCCGCCACGGCAGCCGGGTCACGGCGCTGCCCGCCAACCCGGACACGGCGCGCGGCTTCAGCGCCAACGTGCTTCTTGACGAATTCGCCTTTCACAAGGACAGCCGCAAGATCTGGCAGGCTCTTTTTCCTGTCATCAGCAAGCCCGGCCTGCGCTTACGCGTGGTGTCCACGCCCAACGGCAAGGGCAACAAGTTCTATGATCTGGTGACCCGCGACAACGGCTGGTCAAAGCATATCGTTGATATTTACCAGGCCGTGGCCGATGGCCTGCCCCGCGATATTGAGGAACTGAAAGCTGGTTGCGGCGATCCGGATACCTGGGCGCAGGAATACGAGCTGCAATGGCTGGACGAGGCCAGCGCCTGGCTGTCCTTTGACCTGATCAACGCCGCCGAGCATGCCCGCGCGGGCATCCCGGAGAATTACACGGGCGGGCCTGTTTACATTGGCGTGGATATCGGCCGCCGCCATGACCTTTTCGTGATCTGGGTGCTGGAGGAAGTGGGCGACGTGCTCTGGACAAGGGAGATCGTTGAGGCTCGCGGCGCGACATTCGCCGAGCAGGACGCCCTGCTGGATGATGTTTTTTCCCGTTACCGGCTTTTGCGCTGCTGCATGGACCAGACCGGCATGGGCGAAAAGCCCGTGGAAGACGCGCAGAACCGTCACAGCTCCAACCGGGTGGAGGGGGTGCTGTTCACCGGCCCCAACAAGCTGGCCCTGGCCACTGTCGGCAAACAGGCTTTTGAGGATCGCCGCATCCGCATCCCCATGAGCAACGAGCCGCTACGCCGGGATCTGCACAAGCTGCAAAAGGTCTTCGGCCCCACGGGGAGCCCTCGCTTTGTGGCGGAATCCGATTCGGGCGGCCATGCGGACCGGGCCTGGGCCTGCTTTCTGGCGGTCAGCGCGGCCAGCACTCCAGGCGCTGTGCTGCCGGATCACGCCACTCCCCGTACTCTGGGCCTGCATACGGACGTTTCGACCCGCTTCCGCGATCCCGATTCCGGCTTTATGTCCTTCCGGAGGTCTTTCTGATGGCTGACATGCTCGTCAACCCCAATACGCTGCCCGCCAAGGCGGATATGACCGTTCGCGCGGACGGTTCCCTGGATCTGGCCAATTTTGTGGGCGAGATCCTGCCCAGCACGGACCCGGTGCTTGTTTCCCTGGGCGGCAGTCTCAAAGAATACCAAAAATTACGCCGGGATGACCAGGTAGCCGCGCTCATGCAGCAGCGCCAGGACAAACTGGTGGAATCGGAATTGGAGGTGGTGCCCGGCGGGGAGGACGCACGCGACAAGGCTGCGGCGGACTTCCTGCGGGACAACTTGAGCGCGATACAGTTCGACCAGGCCAGCCGCAAAATGCACGGTTCAGTGCTTTACGGCTACGGCGTGGCGGAGTGTCTCTGGGGCCGCGACGGCAACAGCGTCTATCTAGCGGACATCAAGGTGCGCGCTCCCTGGCGATTCGGTTTCGGCAAGGACGGCCAGCTCAAACTCATAGTTCAGACCGAGTACCGCCCCATGCCGCCGCGCAAATTCTGGTTGACCACCTGGGGCGCGGAAGATGACGACAGCCCATACGGCGTGGGCCTGGGGCATATGCTTTGGTGGCCGGTTTACCTCAAGCGCAACGGCTCGCGCTTCTGGGCCGCCTATCTGGACCGTTTCGGCGTGCCCACCACCAAGGCTACCTATGAGCAGGCTGATTCCGACGCCGAAAACGACAAGCGCAAACGCGCGGCCCTGGAGGCAGCCCTGGCTCTGCGCAGCGAGGGCGCGGTGGCCATGCCCACCGGCTTTGACATCGCCCTGGTGGAGTCCACCAGCAAGGGCAGTGGGGACTTCAAGGATTTTCTCTCCTATTGGGACGATGCCATTGCCAAGGTCATACTTTCCCAGACCGGCACTTCCCGCATCGGCCAGTACAGCGGCACGGCCGAGGTGCACAGCGGCATTTCCGCCAGCGTGGTCAAGGCGGACGCGGATCAGCTCTGCCAGTCCTTCAATACCGGTCCGGCCGCCTGGCTGACGGAGTGGAATTTCCCCGGCGCAAAACCGCCCCAGGTCTGGCGCAAGGTGGAAGATCCGGCCAAGATCAAGGCGCAGGCTGAGCGCGACAGGGATATAGCGGCCCTCGGGCTTGAGCTGACCGACGAGGAGATAGAGCGCCGCTTCGGCGGGGGCTGGCAGCGGGGAGCGGCGCGGATTCAGGGCGCTGCGCCCGCGCTCGCGGATTTTTCAGAGGCCGCTCCGCGCCGGTACAGCGAAGAGCTGAGCGACCAGGTGGAAGCGCTGACAGACGCGCCGCAAAGCGCCATGATCGGCGTCATCCGCGCGGAACTGGATAAAGCCGTGGCGCGCGGCGAGAGTCTGGCCGATTTCGCCGAGCGCGTGCTGACGCTGAATGTGCTGGACGGCGTGGACGATCTGGCCAATGTCTTTTCCGGCGCGCTGCTGACCGCGCATCTGGCCGGTCGGGCCGGGGAGGAGTAGCCCGTGCCTGCCGTCTCCGTCGCCGCCAAGGATACGCCGTTCAAAGAGGCGAACGACCACTTCCGCAACAAGGTCCGCCTGCCTGTCAAGACTTACCGTGATCTTGCCGGGGAATGCCACGCCAAGGCATTTATGATCGCCGGGGCCGATAACGACGCGCTGCTGGCCGATTTCCAGGCCGCCATCCAGAAATACATGGACAGCGGCGCAAGCACGGCCAAGTTCAGCGAGGATTTCGACAGTATCGTGGCGGCCCACGGCTGGCAGTACCGGGGCAAGCCCGGCTGGCGCAGTTCGGTCATTATCAATACCAACATGCGCACCAGTTACATGGCCGGGCGCTGGCAAAAACTCTGGGATGAGCGCGAGGCCCGGCCGTATCTTCTGTACCAGCAGGTCCAGCGGCCCAGCAGAAGGCCGGAGCATTCTCAATGGCATGGGCTGATCCTGCCCATCGACGATCCATTCTGGACCACGCACTATCCACCCAACGGCTGGGGCTGACTCTGCACCGCTGTGGGCGTCGGCGACGCCCGGATCAGGGCCGAGGGCTGGCATGTCAGCGAAAGCGCGCCCACCTTCCCCGGCGACGTGCCGGAGGAATGGGCCTATAACGTGGGCCAGGCCGGGCGCGTTTCCACCGGGCCGGAAAAGGCGGAATGGGAGCCGGTCATTGCAACACGGGATCACGCCTACTATAAGCGCCCGGCGGACGTACCCCTGGATAAGCCCGTGGCATCCCCTGGCCCTACGGCGGAAAACCGTGAGGCGGTAAGAACGGCGGTACGAAAGATGCTGGGCGGCGCGGGCCGGGCCTTCGTCGGACCGGACGGCCTGACGGTGGGCATTACGGCGGCCTCCCTCGGCGAGCATCTCAAGACTGACCGCGCGTCCCTGGTGCCGCTGATCCCTGAAATCATCGAAGAGCCTTTCGAGATCTGGCTCATGCCGTATCGGGACAGGCTTACCGGCCGGGTGGAACTGCGGCGGCGCTACATCAAGGCGCTGGCCCTGGGTAAGGCTGCCTACTCTTGGTTTATTGCCGAATACCGCAAGGGCGAACTGGAAAACGTGACGGCCGTCGCCAGCAGCCGGAAAAGGGAATTGCAAAAACAGCGCGCCGGTATCCTGGTCTGGGGCCGGAAAAAATAAAACCCCTCCGGCCTTTCGGTGGAGGGGAGTTCCCCCTGCGGGGGGGATTCTGAGCTGATACACAGCCTTAAAATCAGGATAGCCCTTCGGCGGAAAATGTCAAATTTGCCTTCTGCGGGCCTGAATGAGTTCGGACAAAGGCTTGCCCGCCCCGGCTCCATTACGCCGCCCCTGACCCGTTTATAAACGCGCGTAAACACATGCCCATGCATGAATAAAACCAGGCATTGACGCCACATCCCCTATCCACCATATTTACCTCACAGCCCCGGCCCTGCGCCGGGGTTTTTGTTTTTGTGGGAATCCCCAAAAGATTCTCCTTCGTATCTTGGGCATGCTGACCTTCAGGAGGTCATTATGCCCAAGGCACAGCAACCCGCCCCCATACATATATTCCGCCCCGGCCGCCACACGGCCATGCAGGGGCAAAGTCTCGACTTCGGCGAAGCGGACCTTGCCGCCACGGCGGCCGCCTACAATCCAGCCCTGCATGAAGCCCCGCTGGTTATCGGCCATCCGGCGGCCGACGCCCCGGCTTACGGCTGGGTGGCCGGACTCACGGCTGGCCCCGGCGGACTTTTTGCCGCGCCGCGCCAGCTCGAACCGGCCTTTGCCGAAGAGGTGCGCTCCGGCCGCTACAAAAAGGTTTCCGCATCCTTCTACGCCCCGGACTCACCCCACAACCCCAAGCCCGGCGTCTACTATCTGCGCCATGTGGGTTTTTTGGGCGCGCAGCCCCCGGCGGTCAAAGGGCTTGCCCCGGTCCAGTTCGCCGAGGGCGACACGGGAGAGGGCTGTGTGACCGTGGAATTCGCGGAAGGCGGCGGCATCGCAGCGCTGCTGAAACGCATGGCGGGTCTGTTTCGTGGGATGCGGGATTACATCATCGACAAAGACGGCCAGGAAGCCGCCGACAAGGCCATCCCGTCCTGGACTATGGACTGGCTGCAAGAGGATACGGCCGCCGAGGCGGCCAAAACCGCCGACATCCCGGCTTTTACGGAGTCCGAAAAAAAGGAGGAAGATATGCCCAAATCCAATACCACCCCGACCGCCCCCGACGCGGAAGGGAATAAGCCGCCCGCCGTTGACCCGGCTTTTGCCGAATCCCAGGCCCGCGCGGCGGAACTGGAAAAGCAGGTTGCGGCCCTGGCGGCCGATGCCCGCCGCGCCCGTGCGCGGGCCGTAGTGGACAACACAGTGGCCGAGGGGCGCATTACTCCGGCGCAGTCCGTGGGTCTTGCGGACTTTATGGCCGGACTGGAAGAAGAGCGGATTTTCGAGTTCGCGGAAGGCGACAAAACCGTTTCCGCCTCGCCCGCCGCCTTTATGGCCGCATTCCTCGCTCGCCTGCCCCAACAAGTGAGCTTTGCCGAGGTCAGCAAAGACGCCCACGACGGCGTGGACGGCCTGACCCCTCAGGAAGCCGCGCGGCAGGCGCTCTGTTACCAGGAAGATATGCGGCAAAAAGGCATTGTGGTCAGTGTCACCGAGGCCCTGGATGCCGTCAAAGCCGGTGCCGCCAGGGCAAAGGAGTAAGTCATGCCCGTTACCCGCCTTTTTAAAACCTACGATGTTTCCGGCGATCTGTCCCCCTACCGGATTGCCGCTCATGCCGCCACGGCCGGGATGATCGCCCAGGCCGCCGCCCCCACGGATGCCCTGATCGGCACCACGGACGAGCTGGGCAAACAGCCCAACGGCCGGGCCGACGTGGCCATGTCCGATCTGCCGGAAGTAGAGGCCGGGGCCGCCGTGGCCTGTGGCGATCCCCTGACCAGCGACGCCGAGGGCCGGGCCGTCAAGGCCACGGAAAGCGGTCAACGTATTATCGGTTTTGCCCTGACCGCTGCCCAGAGCAGCGGTGAAATCATCGACTATCAGTTCGCGCCGGGCACGCTGGCACTGGCCGCCGAGCCCGTTACCCCGCCTGAAGGAGCTTAAATCATGGCCGGAACCACACCTTTTGTCACCCAGCCGGAACTGACGGCCATTGCCATTGCTCACATGCAGCAGCCGTCGGACTTCATTGCCGACCTGGTCCTGCCCCGCGTCAAAGCCGTGGGCAAGCGCGAGTTCAAGTATCAGGTCTACGGCCTGGAATCCTATGCCCGGCCGGACACCCGCGTGGGCCGCAAGGGCCGCCCCAATGAAGTGAGCTGGGCCAGCCGCGAAGAAACCGCCGCCGTGGAGGATTACGGTCTGGAAGATCCCATTCCCCAAGATGATGTCGACCAGGGCGCGAAGGACGGCCGCAACGTCACGGGCGAGTCCACGGAATACATTATGGGCCTGCTGCGTCTGGACCGGGAATGCCGCGTGGCCGCGCTGGCCCAGAATACGGCCAACTACGCGGCGGCCAATACCAAAAAATTGGCTGCGGACTCGGGCGTGGACAATGACGAGACCGACGCCGAAGGCCTGATTTTCGACATGCTGGAAACCCCGCTGGTCCGTCCGAACATCGGCATCATGTCCCGGCTGGTCTGGAGCAAGCTCTCCCGCAACGCCAAACTGGTCAAAGCCATCAAGGGGAGCCTCGGCAGCACCAAAGTCACGCCCGAGGAATTTACGGCCCACTTTGAGCTCCAAAGTCTGCTGATCGGCCCGGCCCGCGTCTCCCGCGCGCCCAAGGGCAAGGAGCCCACCCTGGAGCGCGTCTGGGGACCGCACATGGCGTTTCACTACCGCGACCTGGCGGCCACGGAACAGCGCGGCGTGACCTGGGGCGTCACCGTGCCTTACGGCACCCAGATCGCCGGGGCCACGCCGGACGGCAATATCGGCCTACGCGGCGGCGTGCGCGTGCGCGCCGGTGAAAGCCTCAAGGAGCTGGTGCTGGCCAAGGACGCGGGCTGCCTGATCCAGAACGTGATCGCGGCATAGCGGGGCCGAGCATGTACGCCACTGTAGAGGACGTCAGAAACCGTTACGGCAAAGAGCTGTTTGCCCTGGCCGGGAAGACCGAGGCCGGGGATCTGGACGAGGCCGCCGTAACCCGCGCTCTGGAGGAAGCCTCCAGCGAGATAGACATCACCCTCTCCGCCCGCTACGCCGTGCCCGTCAGCCCGGCCCCCAGCGTCTTGCGGCGCGTCTGCGTTGATCTGGCCGTGGCGGCCCTGCCGCGCAACGGCTCTTCCGAGGCGTCGCTCTATGAGCGGCGCGGCCGGGAGGCGCGGGCGCTCCTGCAGTCCATCGCGGCGGGCGATGTGAGCCTGGGGGCGGACACGCCCCCGGCTCCGGCCCAAGGCTCCGGCGGCATGGCTTATAGTTTTCCGGCCTCGGATTTTCGCCAGAAACTGGATGAGCTGTAATGTCCGGCGCGACCCTGACCCTGAAATACGAAGACGCGGAGTTGCAACGCATGGCCTCCCGCCTGGAGCGGGCCTTGCGCCGTGCGGATTATAAACCGCTGCTGCGGGATATCGGCGGTAGCCTGCGGGAAAGCACTACACTCCGTTTCCAGCAGAGCAAAGCCCCGGACGGTTCCACTTGGCCCAAATCCCAGCGAGTGCTGCTGTTCGGCGGCCAGACCCTGATCCTGACGGGCCGTCTGCGGGATTCCATCGCGGATGCCGCCCCCCTGGTGGACGCCACGTCCGTGGAAGTGGGCACCAACGTGGAATACGCGGACGCCCACCAGTTCGGGGCCGTGATCCCGCCACACGTTATCGAACCGCGCAACAAAAAAGCCCTGATGGTCCCCGGCGTGGGACCGCGCCGCCGGGTCAATCATCCGGGCGGCGAAATCCAGGCCCGCCCCTTCCTGGGGCTCTCCGTCCAGGATGAAGCGGAGATATCGGATCTGACCGAGCGCTGGCTCAAAAAGTTGGTGAATATATGAATCCTAAAGACTTGCGCGCGGCCGTGGTGGCCGATTTTAAAGAAAAACTGCCGCCCGTCACGGATGTGGACGCGCTGGGCGGCCGCCTTGACGAAGCGGAGTTGAAGCGCCTCTGTCTGGCCTCTCCCGCCGTGCGGGTGGCCGTGCTGGGCGCGGACGGTCTGGAAAGTAAAGGCGGCGCGCCCTATGCCGTGTTCAGCCTGGCCGCCTTTGTGGTGACCGGCACGGGCAATCAGGGGGAACTTGCCGAGGAGGGCGCGCTTTCCCTGGTCGGCGCGGTGCTGGAAGTCCTGGAAGGTAACCGTTTCGGCTGCGATGTGGACAAGCCCGCGTCGGTGCGCGCGGAAAACCTGTACAGCGGCGAGCTGGACGCCGGGCACACGGCGCTCTGGGCCGTCACCTGGAAACAGTCCGCGGATGTGAGCAACAATATTCAGGCCCAGGAGCTGGATGATTTTCTGCGCTGCTTTGTGCGGGAAAAGCCCGACGGGCCGACCACCGTTGAAATCAACCTGTCCGGCCCTACGCCGGGCGCGGAGAATGAAAATGCCTGAAACTATGTACGTCAAACCCACCCGCGACGGCGTTCTGCTGCGCAATCCGGCCACGGGCGAAATCATCCCGCCGGAAGGCGCGGCCGTCACCCTCGGCCCCTATCGCGTGTTCTGGCTGCGCAGGATCAAGGACGGCGACGCGTTAGCCGTTGCGACGAAGGAAGCTATGGATAAAGACAGCAACGATGCTTTAGCCGTTGCTACTGCTCCGGCTACTTCCGGCGGGGCGCGAAACAAACAAGCCGCCAAGGAGGAATAAGGCATGGCCGTATCTTTCAACCAGATCCCGTCCTCCATCCGTGTGCCCCTTTGCTATGTGGAATTCGACAATTCCGGCGCGCTGACCAGCACGCCGGTCATGGAGTGGAGACTGTTGCTCGTGGGCCAGGCCGCCGCCGATTGTGAAGGCCCGCTGCTCACGCCCACGCTGATCACTTCGGCGGATCAGGCGGCGAAACTCTGGGGCCAGGGCTCCATGCTCGCGTCCATGTTTCGCTACGCGAAACGCCAGGGCGGCATCCTGGAAACCTGGGGTCTGGCCGTGCCCGATCCCGAGGCGGCCGTGGCGGCGGGAGGCGATGTGACGCTTTCCGGGTCCTGCTCGGCCTCGGGCGTCATCAGCCTGTATATCGGCGGCGAGCGTGTGCGCGCCCTGGCCCAGGCCGGGGAGGCCCTCACGGTCACGGCCGCGCGCTTGGCCGCCACCATCAATGAAAATGGTGAGCTGCCCGTGACCGCCTCAACGGCTGAGGATCAGCTCGGCGTGATCAAGCTGACCTGCCGCTGGAAAGGAGCCACGGGCAACGATATCGACTTGCAGATCAATTACGGCACGGACGACGCTCTGCCCCAGGGCCTGCGCGTGGCCTGCGGCTCCATGTCCGGCGGCGCGGGTGACCCGGACATGGCCGCCATTGTGGCCGCCTTGGGCGATACCTGGTGGAAGGCCATGTCCTGCCCGTATCTCCGCAAGGCCGAGCGCGATATCCTGGAGGAGTGGCTGGACGCGCAGTTCGGCCCCCTGCGCCAGCAGGAATGTCAGGTGTTCGGGGCGTTCCGGGGCACGCTGGCCGAGGCCTCGGCCTACGGTAACGCCGGTAATTCCGAGCTTGTCTCCGTTCTGGCCATCGGGGCCATGCCTTCCAGTCCGTGGGACGCGGCGGCGGCCTATGCCATGCGCGCGGCCACGTCCCTGGCCGACGATCCGGCCCGCCCCCTGCAGACCCTGGAACTGACCGGCCTCAAAACCCCGCGCCGCGAGGACCGCTGGAACATGGAAGAGCGCAACATCCTGCTCTATGACGGCATGGCCACGTTCATGGTAGCCAGCGACGACACCGTGCAGATCGAACGCGAAGTGACCATGTACCAGAAAAATTCCTGGGGCATGGCCGATCCCTCCTACCTGGACGTGCAGACCCCGGCCACTCTGGGCTATTGGCGCTACGCCGTGCGCAGCCGTATCCTCCAGAAGTATTCCCGCCATAAGCTGGCTGACGACGGCACGCGCTATGGGCCGGGTCAGGCCATTGTGACACCCTCGGTCATCCGTGCGGAACTCATCGCCCTGCTCGGCGAAATGGAAGAAAAAGGCCTCTTGGAAAATCTGGAAGCCTTCAAGTCTGGCCTGATTGTGGAGCGCAACAAGGATGACCGTAATCGTCTGGATGTGCTGGCTCCGCCGGATCTGGTCAACCAGTTCCGCGTTTTCGCCATGCAGACCCGTTTCATTTTGTAGGAGGAATCAATGCAACTGACCGGAAAAGCCATTATCCGAGTGGACGGCCAGGAATGGCGCTGTGAGGATGGAGCCAGCCTGGACGTGGGCGGCGTCAAGCGCGAGGCCAAGGCCGGGGGCGGCAAGGTCCACGGCTACACCGAGGAGACCGTACCCCCGGAATTGGAGTGCAAGGCCTACCATACCAAGGACACGGACGTAACGGCCATCAACAAAATCATCGACGCCACCGTATTGTTTGAAACCGATACCGGCGACCGCTATGTACTGCGCAACGCCTTTGTGCTGGAGCCCGGCAAGCTGGAAGCCAAGGACGGCACTATTGCCGTCAAATTCAGCGGCATGAGCTGCGAACGATTGTAAGGGAGGGACTATGGACAAAACTACTGTCGCCGACGCCCGGATTGTAGAAGGCGCTATCCTGGCCGATACCGGGCGTGTCAACGTGCCTCTCACCGACGGTCTGGATCTGGGCCGGACCCGCTATGCGCGCGCCGTGCTGCGCCAGTTGAACGCCGGTGACATTCTGGCGGCCCAAGAAGAGGCCGAGCGTCTGGTCTACGCCAGGGACGGTGCGCTCTCCCTGGTCATGTCCCCGGCGCGCATGGGCCGGGAAGCGCTGCGCCGCCAGATTGCCCGCCTGGAAGGCGAAAGCGGCGAATCCTATGACGGCCCCTTGAGCGTGGAGGAATTGAGCCGCCTTTCCGGCCGGGATCTGGCCGCCCTGCAGGCCGGTACGGAATTGCTGGATTCGGTAGCCGCTACAACGGCGGAGGCATTGCGGGACAGGGGGCGATCTGCTGCGGGCGGCGGAGACGATGCTGCTGCTGGCGACGACGGCAGCCCGCAAAACCGGAATGCCGTTTAAGGATGCCCTGACCCTGCCTGTGTCCCGCTTGCTGCATATTCTCCATGCACTGAGAGGCGTTCAATGGCCCTGAAAACCTCGCTGATCATCGACCTGGCCGGTAACATTCAGACCCGCGCCCGCCAGTATGGTTCCGCTTTGGGCGGCCTGGCCAGTCGCGGCCGGGCCGCCATGCGCGGGCTCTCCAGCGCGGCCCAACTCGCCGGACGCGGCCTGGACAAGCTGGGTAACCGTTATACGGCCCTGCTGGGCGGCGGAGCCGCCGCCATAGCCGTGCGCGGCACCATGAACATTCAGGAGCAGCTCACGCGCCTGGGCATCACGGCGGACGCCAGTGATGAGATAATCAAAGGACTGCACAATTCCATTCTGGACGCGGCCAATGCGCCGGACATCCGCGTGGACCCGTCCCAGATCCTGGCCGCCGTGGATTCCGTCATGGAAAAGACGGGCGACCTTAAATTCGCCCAGGAGAATATCCGCAATATCGGCCTGGCTATCCAGGCCAGCGGCGCGGACGGCGCGGCCATCGGCGACATTTTCGCCGAGTTTCAGAAACAGGGTATGAGCGCCAAGGACGCTCTGGCCAGCGTGGACGTGCTCATTGCCCAGGGCAAGGCCGGGGCGTTCACGCTCAAGGATCTGGCCTCGCTTGGTCCGCGTGTAGTCACGTCCTACACGGCTCTGGGCCGTAGCGGTCCACGGGCCATGAAGGAAATGGGAGCAGTGTTGCAGATGATCCGCATGTCCACCGGATCATCCGAACAGGCCACCACGGCCTGGGAAGCCATGCTGCGCACTTTCAGTGACCGCAAAAAGGTCCAGTTTCTGGAAAAGCAGGGCGTAAAGCTCTTCAACAAAGACGGCAGCCTGCGCGCGGCCAATGAGCTGATGGTGGAAATCCTCAAGGCCGCAGGCAACAGCCGCATCAATCTTTCCGACGTATTTGATGCCGAGGCCATCAGGGCCTTCAACGCGATCATGGACAAAGTGGGGATCGACAAGCTGCAGGAGTTGATGCGCATTGAGGGCGACGGGACCACCGTGCAGCGCGATTCGGCCCGTGCCGCCGCCACCGCCAATGCCGCCCTGCAGAGCCTCAAAACCACCTGGGGCAAATTCGCGGATTCCAATCTGTCCGGGCCGATCCAGAAAGTGGCCGACGCCCTGAACGCTATTGAACCGGGCAGGCTGGAAACCGCCCTGGACAGAGCGGGCAAGCTGGCCATAACCCTGGGCGGCGCGGTGGCCGCCTATAAGCTGATCAACGCCGGTATGACCGTGCGTGGCTGGTTTTCCGGGGGGAAGAAAGCAGGAGGCGCAGGGGCGGCCATAAACAGCGCGGCGGGCGGACTTTCCGGGGGGCTGGCCGGTCTCAAGTTGCCCTTGCCGGTCTATGTGGTCAACAAGCAGATGAGCCTGACCCGCGACGCCATGCTGGGCAAGGACGGCGGCATTGTGCCCGACGCGGGCGGCGCGGGGAAAAAGAGGAAAGGAGGCAAAGTTCGCGGCGGCCGCTGGAGCCGCTTTGCGGGCCGCGCGGGCGGTATGGCCTCGGCGGCCTATGCCGCCTATGAGGGCTATCAGATCCTTTCCGACGATCAGGCCAGCGTCGGCGACAAAGCCGGGGCCATTGCCGATGCCGGTGGCCAGGCGCTGGGCGGCTGGGCTGGCGGCGCGCTAGGGGCCAAGGTGGGCGCGGCCATCGGCACAGCCATTGTGCCGGGACTAGGCACGGCTATCGGCGGCGCGTTGGGCGGCATTGTGGGCGGCATCGCCGGGTCTACGCTGGGCCAGACTATCGCGGACACGGCCAAAGGCTGGTTTTCCAGCGCCGCCGACTGGTTCACGGGCAAGGAAAAGCAGCCCTCGGCGGACGTCATGGCCCAGGCCGCGCTACAAATGCAACAGGCGGCCGCCCTGCTGCAGCAGACAGCCGCCAAGGGCATAGGCGTTGACGTCAACGTGCTGGGCAACGCCACGGCCACCATTGCGCGGGGGGCGGGAGAGGTCAACTTGTACAGCGGCGCTTCCCACGGCAAACTCTTGGGAGGGCGTTGAGTTGCGCGGTGCATCCTTTTTTGACACCCTGCGCGAGGCCAGTTTCCGGGGTGCGCCCTTTGAGGTGGAAGACGCCGACGAATCCGGCGGCCGCCGCCTGGCCCGGCATGAGTATCCGCTGCGGGATCTGCCCTTTGCCGAGGATCTGGGGCGCAAGGCCGGGGAATGGCGCATCCAGGCTTTCATCATCCGGGGCCGCAAATACGACTATGCCCAGGCCCGCGACGATTTGCGCAAGGCGCTCAATGCCTATGGCTCCGGCACGCTGATCCACCCCTGGTTGGGGGAAATGACCGTGGCCGTGGACCGCTACTCCTTGCGCGAAACCACGCGCGAGGGCGGCTGCTGCGAGTTCGACATTGACTTTGTGGAGTCCGGCCAGCGGGATAATCCCAGCGCCACAACCGATACGGCGGCCATTGTGGCCTCCGGCGCGGCCGCCTGCCGGGATTCGCTGAGTGCGAGCTTTTCTTTCGCTTATCTGCCCCTGCCCCAAGAGTTGGCGCAATGCCTTACGGCCCTCAATGACGGCGCGGCGCTGGTCATGGATTATCTTTCCTTGCCCCAGGCCCTGATCTCCGAGGGCCTTGTCTTTGCAGCGAGCCTGATCGCCACGCCGCTTTCCCTGTTTAACGCCCTGACCGGCCTGTTCGGCGGTCTGCTGGGCAGTCTGGACGCGGCATCTGCCCTGACCCTGGGCTTTGACCTCAACATTCTGGGCGGCGGCCGGGATGAATACGGATATTTCAGTTACGGTGCGCGCCCGGCCGTACCCGCCCGGAACACGGCGGCCCTGGAAAAGCTCACGGCCGTCAATCCTGTGACCGCCATCGCTCCGGCCACGGCCATCAGGCGACACCTGGCCCAGATCGCCGTAGTGGAGGACGCGGCGGCCACCGCCTCCATGACCTTTGACACGGCGGACGACGCCCTGGCCACGCGCAATGTGGTCCTGGACGGCCTGGACGCCGTGGCCCCCCTGGTGGCAGATCAGGTCTTTTTCGGCTTGTCCGGCCTGCGTCTGGCCGTGGCCTGCGACCTGTCCACACGCGGCGGCGAGTTGCCCCGTGTGCGCCGGGCCGTGCTGCCGACCACCATGCCCGCTTTGGCGGCGGCTTACCGCTTGCACGGCGACGCCGGTCGCGCCGACGAGATCGTATCCCGTAACCACATTCGTCATCCGGGTCGCGTGCCCGGTAATACCTCTCTGGAGGTGCTCAGTGAGTGAAGATCGCCCGGACATCCGCCTGGAAGTGGACGGCCAGCGCTACGGTGGCTGGACCTCTGCCGAGGTTACGCGCGGCTTGGAGCAATGCGCCGGCACCTTCAGCATGGACGTCACCGACCGTTGGCCTGGACAGGATGATCCGCGCCCCATAGCCGCCGGTGCTCCCTGCCGCGTATTGATTGACGGCGCGCCGGTGATCACCGGCTATGCAGACGATGTGGAAACGGCCTGGGACGCCCGCTCACACAGCTACCGCGTGTCCGGCCGGGACAAAACGGCCGACCTGGTGGACTGCTGCCCGCCGTCCACGCAACTCAAGGCCGCCGCTCTGCCTGATCTGGCCCGGCGCTGGGCCGCGCTATTCGGCATCGAGGTGGTGGTAGCCGCCTCGTGCAACAAGCCGGTGCCGTCTTTCAAGACGGATGAGGGCGACACCTGCTTTGACATGCTGGAAAAACTGGCACGCGCCAATGCCGTTATGCTGACCAGCGACGGCGAGGGCCGCTTGGTCATCACCCGCGCCGGTGCGCAAAAAGCCGGGGCGGGCCTGCAAATGGGCGGCAATCTGCTCTATCTGTCGCTCCAGTCCAGCATGAAAGACCGGTTTTCGGAAGTCACGGTCAAGGGCCAGAGCGCGGGCAGCACCGGCTGGAACGCGTCCCCCAACGCCCAGGCCAAGGGCGTAGCCCGCGATCCGGCCGTGCCGCGCTACCGGCCGCTGACCCTAGTGGCCGAGCAAGAGGAATACGGGTCAGCCGCCACCCGAGCCCAGCATGAGGTCAATATCCGCTACGGCAAGGGGCATTCCGGCCGGGCGCGGGTTTGCGGCTGGTACGCCAAACCCGGCGAGCTCTGGCAACCCAACTGTCTGGTGGACATTCTGGGAGACAAGGGCCGCGTGCTGGCCACCTGGTTGATCACAGAAGTGACATGGCGCATGGATGACGGCGGCTGCATCACCGAGCTGACCCTGAACCCGCGCGAGGCCTATGACCTGATTCCCATTGCCCCCAAGGGGAAAAAGGGCAAGGGCAAAAGCACGGCGAGCTGGCCAGGATTGCACGAATGAACCTGAATCGCCTGCTTGATCCGATCCGCCGCCGTATCGCCACCCTGGTCAGCAGAGCTGTGCTGGCGGCCGTCAATGCCGCGCCGGGCTGCCAGACTCTGCAAGTGACCATTCTGGCCGACGAGCCCCAGGTGGATGTGGAACACATGGAGCCTTACGGCTTTACTTCCAATCCGCCCGCCGGGGCCGAGGGCGTTATCCTTAATGTGGCCGGTCAGCGCGGGGCCGCCGTGGGCCTCAATTTCGGCAACCGGAGCGTGCGGGTCACGGGCCTGAAAAGCGGCGAAGTCTGCATTTTTACCGACGAGGGCGATAAGATCACGCTCAAGCGGGACCGGCATATGGAGGTGGAAACCCTGCACTTGCTGGTCAAGGCCGAGGAAGACATAGCGATGGAAACCAAAACTTATACAGTCAAGGCCAGCGGCGGCGTGGCCTATCAGACGCCTTCCTATCAGTTGGGCGGTACAGGAGGCTGTGCCGCTGCCATCTCCGCGAATATGGCCATCACGGGTAACACGACTCAGAACGGGTCCATCACCTCCACCGGTGACCAAGTGGCGGGCGGCATCAGCCAGACTGGACACACGCACCCCGGCTGCCAGGGCGGGAGCACCGGAGCGCCGCAATGAGCGCCGATACTAATGATCTGCGGCTCTATTGGCAGGACCTGGCCTCTGATTGCCGGATGGACGGCGGCGATCTGCTGGGCGAGAACAGCCTGGAAACCGCTGTGATCCTCTCCCTGTTTTGCGACGCCTGCGCCCGCGATGATGACGTAATTCCCGACGGCACGGGCAATAAACGTGGCTGGTGGGCGGATACCATTGCGCCTCTGGCCGCCACGGGCCTTAACCGGCGTGAGGACGGCCAGGCCCGGCGTGACCGTCTGGGCTCACGGCTCTGGCTCTTGGCGCGCGAAAAACAGTTGCCGGATGTGCTGCGCCGGGCCAAAGATTACGCCGAGGAAGCCCTGCAATGGCTGGTGGAGGACGGCGAGGCTACGGCTGTCAGCGTTGCGGCGTCCGTTCCCCGTCAAGGTTGGCTGGCCCTGGATATCCGTATTGTCCTGCCGGACGGGAGCGAGTACAGGCAGGATTTTCAGTATCATTATATATAGACCTTTTTTGTGAGAATCCCCAAAAGATTCTCACTCCCGCCTGGGGCATGTTCCAGACATGCCTTTTAATCGTCCCGATCTTCCTACTCTTATTGAGCGCGCCCAAGCTGATATGGATTCCCGTCTGGGGGGCTCTCCCTGGCTGCGTCGTCGCCTGTTGGCCGTTCTGGCCCGCATGGAAGGCGGCGTGTCTCATGGTATCTATGGCTATCTGGACTGGCTGGCTCTGCAGCTCATGCCGGACACGGCGGAGGGGGAGCACCTGGAGCGCTGGGCCTCCATCTGGCTGGAGGAGGGATGTAAACCCGCCACGAAAGCACAGAGCTATGCAGCGTTTCCGGGTATTGACGGCACAGTGCTGCCCTCCGGAACCGAAATGCAGCGACCGGACGGCGTGCGCTACATCGCATTGGCCGATGCTGTAGCGCGGGACGGGCGTGTGCGCGTGGCCGTTGAGGCGGTGGAGCCGGGTATCACCGGCAATGCCGCTGCGAGCACCCCCCTGCAACTCACCTCGCCGATTCTGGGGCTGGAAGCCCAGGGAGCGGCGGACGGCGAGATAACCGGCGGCGCGGAGGAAGAGAGTGAAACCTCTCTGCGCGCTCGCCTGCTGGATCGCATCCGCAACCAGCCCAGCGGCGGGGCCGCGCGTGATTATATAACCTGGGCGCTGTCCGTGCCCGGCGTCACCCGCGCCTGGTGCTATCCCGGCGAAATGGGCCGGGGCAGCGTCACTGTGCGCTTTGTCATGGATAATACGTATGCGGACGGCATCCCCCATGCCGACGACGTGGCGCGGGTCAAAGCCTTTATCGACTCCGTAAGGCCGGTGACGGCAGACGTCTACGTGGTGGCCCCGGTGTCTCATCCCATTGACCTTGATTTACGCATCAGCCCGGACACGCCCCGCGTGCGCGTGACCGTGGAGGAGGCCGCCTGGGCGCAGCTACGCCGCGAGGCTGAACCCGGCGGCCTAGTTGTCACCTCCCACCTTAACGAGGCCATCAGCTTGGCGGACGGTGAGGAGGACCACACCCTGCTGAGTCCGGCGGCCAACATTCAGCTGCCGGTGGGGGAAATGGCGGTGCCGGGCATAATCAGCTGGGGCGATGATGTCTGACTATCTTGAGCAGTTTTTCGCCCTGCAGCCGCCGGGCCGGGCGCTGCCCGCTGATCCGGAAAGCGTCTGGGGCCGCTTGCTGGACGCCCTGGCCCAGGAGCCGGCCCGTATCGACTCCCGCGCGGATGATTTGACGCGCGAGTCCGATCCACGCCAGGCAATCGAGCTTTTGCCGGACTGGGAACGGGTCTGCGGCCTGCCCGGAGACTGCCCCATATCCTGGGACAGTTCACTTCAAGCCCGGCGCGCCGCAGTGGTGGCCCAGCTCACCGGCATGGGCGGCCAGACAGCCGCTTTTTACAAAAATCTTGCCGCCCTGCTGGACCTGGAAATCGAGAGCACGGAGTACAAACCCTTTATTAGCGGAATTTCACGTTGCGGCGACCGTCTCAACGGCCCGTACGACGTGCGGTTTTGCTGGTCAGTGGTCGTCAAGGGACAGCGCGTCACCCGCTTTCGTTGTGGTCAATCGGTCTGCGGAGAGCGTCTGCTGGACTTCGCGCGGCGCGAGGATCTGGAGTGCCTGATCCGCCTTTACGCCCCGGCGCATGTGGTGGTCATTATCGGATACGAAGAACAATCAACGGGGAAAATTGCATGAAATACACACCCCCTTGGGCGAGGCGGAAAATGCCTCCTATACCGACGGCAATCCGGAACATGGCATCCTGGGGTCTGTTGTACCGGCGAAAGCCGTGGAATCTCCCCAGCGCGAAGTTGTGAAGGTCATTCAGGAAGCCGGGCTTACGCCCAGCGATAACGATTTGACCCAACTCTTGCAGGCCATCATCAAAATCATCGGCGTCAAGGTGCCCCTGGCGAAAGTAGGCACGCCCGGCATCATGAGCCCAGACGATAAAACCTGCACGGTGGATGCAAAAGGCGTGTTGTCTGTTCTGTTGGCCACAGCGGCCAGGGCGGGCATCATTAAACCTGACGGGACCTCGCTCACCGTGGACAAAAACGGCGTGCTGTCCGTCAACCAAGCGGCGGACGCCAGGATTGAGAGAGCCGAATTCTTGAATAAACTTTCCATCGGCGCGCCCAAGTTCCATCGCTCCACAGTACTGCCCGACGACCACGCCTGGTCGGACGGCTCCTTCATCGAGTTCGACGACTGGCCGGAGTTCGGCGAGGTCTATGAGCAAGGCGGGTTTACCGGCCTTGTTATGCCTTGGGATGCCGATACTGAAGAGCAGGCGGCCAACCTCGGCAAGTATCGCCCGAACAGCGCTAACCCCACGGGATTATATCTTCCTTTGCACGGCGGCCAGTTTTTCCGAAATTGGGCGCTGGGAGTCGATGGGACGGCGGGCAGTTATAATGCGCCGGGGTTGCCGGAGCTCACCGGTGAGTATGTATCCCAAGCAGGATGCGGCGCTATTTTCAACGGGAACTCTCAGGCGTATTCGCAAAAGGAACGCAACTATCAGGCCCCGTCCCAGCTTATGCATCAGGCTCATACACAACTTGGAGACTAAAATTTTTAGCCTCTAGCGCAAATAGGCTCTACGGCGCATCTACCACGATCATGCCGCCCAGTGTTAATATTCCCATAATCCTCTACCTCGGGCGGCCCAAATAAATGATGATGGGCTGCCAGATATGCTGGGGACGTTCGCGGGGCCGGTGGGATCATGTTGGATGTGGCAAATGTTGAGACGGAGTGAGATAGGGCTGCGGCGGTACCACTCCCAGATGTGACCAGAGTCATCCCCGTTATGCTACTGGCTTTGGATTTAGAAAAAACTCCGAGATTGGTTGTGTCATCACGTATTTCCTTCCCGATTGCCCCGGTGATATTGCGGATCTCGTCCCGGCCCCAAGCCCCCGCGCTTCTATCGGCCCCGAGCACCCAATTTCGGAAACGCGCACGGCTCTTTGAAAACTCCATAGGGTTAAATGGTTTCTCTGCTGGCCCCCGGCCTTTCCGAAATTGGACGCTCGGGACAGGTAGAGAGGCCGGGAGCTGGCAAGAGGATACTCTTAAATCACATGCCCACGAGTACGTCGGGCACCAGACTCAATATGGGGGAGCCAGTGGCAGTTATTCAGCTGTGCTGCAATATACGCAAACCCGAACAACAGGCATGTTTGGCGAAAGTGAAACACGCCCTGTCAATATCGCACAGCCGGTTATCATCTACTTGGGCCGTCCGAGGTAAATGACTACGGGTTGCCACACGTGCTGGGGCACGTTTTGCGGGCCGGTAGGGACGACACAGGAAATATCCAATACATGGTAGAAACGCTGTCCGCTAGCTCCGGTAGGTACATTCCCGCCTCCCTCAACTTGGCAAAAGGCCCCTCTCTCTATGCCTGCGGGAAGCCCTCCGGGGTCATACGGGGGGATTGCTCCTCGGATATTTCTGACCTCATCCCGGCCCCAGCTCCCGGCCTCTCTACCTGTCCCGAGCGTCCAATTTCGGAAAGGCGGAAGCTCTTTGAAAATTGTATAGTGTTTCCTCCGGTTATGCCCCGGCCCTCGGCCTTTCCGAAATTGGGCGCTGGGAGTCGATGGGACGGCGGGCGCGTGGGGAAGAGATGAGATACGGAATGCTGAAGGCCACTTCGCTGTGCTCCCTATGCCGGGTAGTGCAGGATATAACTTTTATGGAGACGGGCTTTGGAAGACGGACACCTCGAAGACGACTGTCGTTGCCTCTTCGGGTAGTGTGTCACCGGGCAACTATTTATTGCCCAAGTTTGCTTTTTCCAATGCCGTCCCCACTGGCCCCATGAATGTGCCTCCCCATATCTGGCAGCCGGTGATTATCTACCTGGGCCGCCCGAGGTAGAGGATGATGGGCTGCCAGATGTTGGGTGGAACGGTTATACCAGAACCAAGCGGATCAACCTTTGATGACACAGGCGAAGGGTACTGCGGCTGTTCAACAGTGCTCCAGCTCTGATTATTGCCATTCCAAAGGTTGGCAATAAACGGTGCGCTAACAGTACGCATATATACGCCGTCAAAATTATTGAAATAGCCAACCCGCGCACAAAGGGCTTCGGTCTGATGTGCTTCCCACACGCCCGCACTTCCGTCCCCGCCCAGCACCCAAGCTCGGAAAGGCGAAGTGCAAAACAATAACCCTCAACCATCCAAGGAGATACTATGAGCACCACTATGTACACGTTCGATTTGCGCACCGGCGCTCTGACCGGCTCCCGGCCCGCCCAGGTTGTAGGCGGCAAAGAGCTGACCATCTGCGCTGGGGCCACGCCCGTGGCCCCGCCTACCGATATCCCGACCGGACACGCGGCCTGCTGGACGGGCAGCGCTTGGGAGGTAGTGGAGGATCACCGCCAGCACATGGACGAAAAGGGCACCAAAATCGGCGGCACGCCCTATTGGCAGCCCGCAGAAGGCGACGACTGGCAAAGTCCTCCGCGTTACACTGAGGAACTCGGCCCGCTGCCCGAGGGGGCCGTGACGGAACGCCCGGAAAAACCGCTGTCCGTCCTCAAGGCCGAAAAGGAGCGCGAGATCACGGCGGCTTGCGACGCGGCCATTGTGGCCAGCCTGACCATGCCCACGTCCGCGCCGTCCTCCGCCGAGGTCGCCGTGGCCGCAGCCTCGCTGGCCAGTATCGACCCGGACGGACCGGATACGCTGCTGGCTCTGCACACGGCCCGCCGCGACGAACTGCTGGCCGCCGTGGCCGCAGCCGATTCCACCGCCGCCCTGGCCGACGTTGAGGTCAGCTATGCGGTGTAGTCCGTAATCAGGCCCGGCCGGACCGCTCTTTGACAACCACATAGAGATTTGACCGATAAGGCACACAAAAGGAGGTTGTCATGCCTGTTGTGTGCCTGAAGTACAAACGCAAGCCCTGGGTGGTCAAATACCGCGAGCCGTGGAGCGGCAGGCCTCGCCAGCGGGCTTTTGCGGCCGAGGCCGAGGCCCGCGCTTTTGAGGATGCCCAGGCATCGCTCTATGAGCGGGAGCGGGCCATCATCAAGGCCGTGCGGCGGCGGAGAGCCCAGGGCCGCCCGGCGAGTCCCACGATTGCGGATATGCTGGATCGTTATCTGGGCAGCCTGGGCAATCCGTCCACTAGGGCCGCCAGCGCGTATCATCTGCGGCTGTTTGCGGACATCTACGGCCAGCGCAAGGCCCACTGTCTGACTTTGGAGGACGTGGGGGCGTTTCTCACGTTGCAGCAGCAGCGCGGCGTGAGCAAAAGCACAGCCTGCCGCCGCATGGGCATCGTCCGGGCCGCCTATCACTGGGCGGCCCGCTGGGGCTTGCTGCCCACCAATCCACTGGCGGGCCTGCAACTGGCCAGCCCCGCGCCGCAGACACCGGACCCGCCCACGGCCCGTGAAGCTCGGATGCTTTATGCGACGGCCGCGCCGCATGTGCAGCGGGTGATCGCCCTGGGCATGGCCACCGGCGCGCGTATCGGCCCCAGTGAGCTTTTTCGGCTCCGCTGGACGGATATCGATACGCGCGGAGCCGTGCTACGCATGCCTAATGCGGCCAAGGGCGCACGGGCCGAGGCCCGTGAGGTGCCCTTGCGGCAGGATGTTCTGCGCCTGCTGCGGCGCTGGGAAGCGGAGGACGCTGCCCTAGGCTGTCCATGGGTCATCCACTACAGAGGACGCCCCGTGCGCAGTATCAGCCGAGCTTGGCACAATACCCTGCGCCGGGCGGGCATTGAGCGGCGCATCCGGCCCTATGACCTGCGCCACGCTTTCGCCAGCCGGGCTCTGGATCATGATGCGGACCTTAAATGCGTGGCCGAGGTCATGGGGCACAGCGATGAAAAAATGATTGTGAGATTTTATCGCCATACCAGCGCCAAGCAGCGTCGCAAGGCGGTAAACGCGGCCCCGTCGCTGGGGCTGGAGTAGTTTTGGCAGAGGCGGGGGCGTTGAAGCCGCCCCCACCGGCCCGGCTGGGGAAGCCGGACCACGGCCCCACGGATGGAAAAACACACCACCATCCGCAGAGTAACCGCCTGCTGTTTACCCTGACGAGAGGGCGTAAACACGCTAGCAGGCCGTTGCATGGGGCGCAACACAATTACATACCATGCAAAAGGACAAGCGCGAAGAAATCAGATGTTGCCATTGCGGCAAACTCCTGGCCAAAGGCCAGGCCAGAGAAATGGAATTCAAATGCCCCCCGCTGCGGGGCTTTCACCATCGTGAGGGCCGAGCGCCCCGACTCCGAGCCGCCGGACGGCCTGCCACGGAGTAATGCTTGCTGAAAGTAGGCAGTCTGTTCAGCGGGGCCGGTCTGTGTGACCTGGGCCTCACCTGGGCGGGCTTTGAACATCAATGGTTTTGCGAGATCGACCCGTTCTGCCGGGCCATCCTCGCCAGGCACTGGCCGGACACCCTCATATATAATGACGTGTCCGGCCTCAAAGGAACAGATCTGCCGCCGGTGGACGTGTTGTGCGGTGGTTTTCCATGTCAGGACGTCAGCAGCGCGGGCGGCCGCGCGGGTATCAAGCAAGGGACAAGGAGCGGTTTGTGGTATGAGTATGCGCGGATTATCGGGGAAATCCGGCCCCGTTACGTCATCATTGAAAACGTGCGGGGCCTGCTCTCCCGCGGTATTGAGATCGTCCTGCGGGATCTGGCCGCGCTCGGGTACGATGCGGAATGGGAAGTGCTGCCCGCAGCCGCCCTTGGTGCCCCGCACCATCGGGAGCGGGTATTCATTGTTGCCTACCCCCACGGTCGCCTGTCTGACGGAGGGCATCGGTTGCTGTCTCCGCTCCAGGGAAACCTGGGAAACGTCAACCAATCTCCGCAGCTTTTTGCTTGGCTGGGCCTGCGGATTGACCGGGCGCGAAAAGCGTCCGCCCTGGAAGTCTATCCCGGCCCCGTCCTTTATCGAGTGGATGATGGGCGTCTCTGCGGGCTGGACGGAACCGGACGGCCCCAGCCTGGTCACGCCCATAAAATCGGCCGGGTAGATACGGCCACAGCGCGGGCATGGGTGCCGCGCCTCAAAGCTCTGGGCAACGGCATAACCCCGCGGCAGTCCTATGCCGTCGCGGCCTGCATCCTTCAGGCCGAGGGCCTGCCCGTGCCGCCCAGGCCGTAATCCAAACATACTGAGGGCCACGCGCCCCTGCTCCGAGCCGCCGGACGGCCGTTTTGGAGCAGAGGCATGGTTATGGATTTTTCATCGGGCAACGTTACTCTGTTTCACGGGGATGCCTTGCGCGTTCTCACGACCCTGACGGACGCCAGTGTGGACGCGGTGCTGACTGATCCGCCGTATTCCAGCGGCGGACAGTCCATGTCGGCCCGCCAAGCGGACCCGGCGCAGAAATATCAACAGAGCGGCACAAAGCGTCAGTATCCGCCCATGCTGGGCGATAACAAGGATCAGCGGAGCTGGACCTTGTGGTCCACGCTCTGGCTTTCGGAGTGCTGGCGTATCGCCCAGGACGGCGCGCCACTCATGGTGTTTACCGACTGGCGACAACTCCCGGCCCTGACGGATGCCGTGCAGGCGGCGGGCTGGGCCTGGCGCGGCATCGTGGCTTGGGACAAACGGAGCACCCGGCCGCAAATCGGCAAATTTCGACAACAGTGTGAATATGTGGTTTTTGCCACCAAGGGGCGTTTTATCGCCCATACACGGGTCTGCCTGCCAGGGGTGTTCTCCTGCCCGGTGATCGCGGCGCGGAAGCTCCACCTGACCAGTAAGCCGGTGACGCTGATTGAGGACTTGCTGGCCGTGACAGCGCCGGGCGCAACCATCCTTGATCCGTTCATGGGCGGCGGCAGCGTGGGCGAGGGGTGTATCAGGACAGGCCGCGGCTATGTCGGCGTGGAGTTGTCGCGGGAGTATTTTGAGATCAGCCGGGCGCGGCTGGAAACTCTGCACTCCGAACGCGGATAAGAGTGGATATTCATCCTTGAGTACGCCATGTCTGATGTCACGGAGGTTATACCATGTACAAGACAGTCGATCCGGCCTTGGGCCTGAGCATGGATAAGGACTACGGCGGCATTCAGCTTCTGAGCAAGGCGTTCCTGCTGGCGGTGGTCAATGGCGAGGTGGACGCCAGAGCACTGCTCGAAGAGGAGTTGGCGTCGCGCGGATATGACAAGGACGGCCACTGGATCGGCTGCCGCTGA